TTTATCAGCTGCATAGTCGATATCTATTACCTTACTGATCCAATCAGGTATACTATGATAATGCTCAGGTATACATATATAAGGATCATTCTTTCGTTTCTCATTATCGATCAAAGATATACGTAAGATTTCATTTATCTTTCCATCTTCATCTTTGTGCTGTTCTAACAGATCAAATGATAATGGGATAACGATAACACGGTCAAGAGGAAGTATCTCTTCATCTGGCATTATTGCATTCCAAACGATCGCTCCTCTCATCTGTGCGGGTAATACCTTTGTAGGATCATATGCCTTTGCATCTTTAATGGATAACACCTTATAATATGATGGGTCAGTACCTATAGAATCAACAAGGGTTCTTCGTAAAGTATTATACTCATCAAGTATACCACTTAAAGAAACCTTGTCACATGTCAATACGTACTTATCATATATATTAACCATGATTGGTTCAAGGAATTCTGCAGCATCTCTCTTCTTAAATGATAATCCTGATACTGCTATCTCATGAGGATCACGAGGAGAACCTTCTTGAACGAACATTGATGATGCATACATCTTCTTTGCTATAAGAGCCATTGCTAAGAAAGCAAACTCATTCTTGAATACGAATTTCTTTCTATAATACTCATCCTTGATATTACAGAAGTTCGCAATGTCTTCAACCATTCTTGGGATGACATGTTCAATGAATAATCTCATACCAAACGCAGATGCTATAAGACACTTCTCTTTGAAGGACTTGGTTTGGTCCTTGATGAAGAAGTCATCAATGAAGTGTGCAAACTGAACCATGAGTGAATCAGTATCAGTTACACATACGATGATTCTATCCATATTAGCAGCACGCATTTCTGCATCATTGGGTACGAAGGGATATACGCAGTTATCTACTATGACTTTCGATACCTGCTCAATTGTATCCGCGATTGCTTCTGGTGCTTTAACACCATAACCACATCTGTGGATTTCATCTTTCAACTGTTTAACCTGATCATCATTCTTGAAGTCTGTTGTTTCAAAAGCATTCAGATCAACGCAGTTCTCACACAGATAATCTGATATGGAGGATACTTCCTTCCACAGATATTTATTCAATACCAAACGTGGATTGAATGCCAACATGAGTTTGCATAACTCATCATTTGTTAATGTGGTCAAGAATGTTCTTAAACATCTCTTATCTCTACCTGCCATATTATTGGCTCTGGATACCAACCAACTTAACACTTCATCAACTGAGAATGTATCTTTGATAAATTCTCTATCAGTGCGGGTATCATTCAATACTGAGAAGATCATATCATACAATTCATTGACATTCATGAGCTTTGCCCACTGGTCATTATTACCAGAAATGAACTCCAAACAGCAGATTAAGCTCGTGGTTATATTCTTCGCACTGCCAGTCGTGGCAGGTGGAATATAGCACGAATAGAATGGTGACAACGTTGTTCCAGACCCACCGTAGTCAGCATTCATGATGACTTTAATGGACAGCTGTCCAACGTTTCTGTTGTTATATTCAACAGATCCTTTTGGGTACTGATACATTTCTTTCTTCTTTACTTTACGATTGACTTGTAACTTTTCAAGCATCTTAACAGTAGGAGCAAGATATTCTTCATGCTGTTTGAAGAATGTACCATTACCTGTGATTATGGGTTGTCTGTTTTCAATCCATACAAACGTATCTAGCACGGTTGTATCTATTCGATCATGAGTAATGTTATTGTGTAACTGACAGGGAATGTTTTTCATTCTCTCATTAGTAAACTCAATGACTTTCGATGCAACCATTGCTCGATCTAAATTTGGATGAGCCTTACAATACATATCAATGATTCTATCTTGATATCTATCAAGTACGGTTTCTCCCAAATCGATCACATCCTTTCGTTTAATTTTGGAGGGAAGACTTTATGAATGATTATAATCAGTTGGAGAATAAACCAACCATAAATGGTGTAGAGGTTAAAGGGGACTTATCCCTCACTGATATCGGAATACTTGAAATGACTCCTGAAGAAGTAAACGAAATCTTCATAGAGACATTTGGATATTTATTATCATAAGTATTCTTTTGTTTAAAATTGATTTATGGGACTGAGTAGTCCCATATCAATATAACGATATATTTCTTTATATCAAAAATTTTCAGAAAAGGAGAATAAGATATGCGAGATTTTATTAAGAAGCAGATTCAGGAAAGAATGAATGTTGCTTCAAAAAATAATGAATCTGTAGAAGAAGTATCAAATGAAACAATACTTGAATACGCTTCTCTGTTTCAAGAGCTTGATGATCTCTCACTGGAAGGCACAGAAGCTGGTAATACCAGAAAGCTTGGTATAGAGATTCCTCTCGATGACGAAGCTGAGCTTGAGACAGTTGAGTTTGATATCCCTGGAGGTAAGGTAAAGGATGTACCCGATACCGCTTCTATCCAGGAATCCTATGATGGAATGAAGACATTTGATCAGTTCTATCAGGAAGCATATGAGTCACTTACACGTCTTCCTAGAGAAAGCGATGGTGGCTTTGAAAGAAGAGTTACTGAGCTTGCTGAGCAGATGTACAATGAGTACTGTGCTGATGCTGAGGCATGTGGTTACTTCGGTTTCGACAAGATCAATATCAGTGATGAAAAAGTACCAAGCAAGATTAATGTAAACTTTGGTGCTATGAGCGAAGGATCAAATGATAACTTCGTAACCAAGGTAAATACATTCTTCGGTACTGATGCTGATCACAACATCACAAAGAAACAGCTTGATTCTGTTAACCTTGTTAAGCAGGGTGCTCTTAAGAACATCGGTACATCTCTCAAGGCTTACATGGAGAGTAATTATGATGTACCTGCAGATACATCTGTATGGGATATATGTACTCCTAAGACTATCATTGTTCCTAAGGGTAATGCAGATTCATTCTGTGTAGTCGTTGAATATACTAACGAGCTTACCGGTAAGAATGAATACTTCGGTTGGACAGCTCCTGTTTCATCTAAGAATGATGAATCTGCTGATGCTGTTACAATGGAATCATGCGAAAGGTTCAACATGGAGTCTTTCATCAATGAGACTCAGTATGAGAATCATGATAAGTTCATCCAGGAGTCTGCTATCGAGGAAACAAATGAGAGACTGACTCGTAGAGTTCGTCCTCAGCGTTTCTTCCAGGAAGCTATAGACCTTGGTGGTGAAGGCGGTTCTTCTGAAGGTGGTAACGAAGGTGGTGGAGATGCCGCTCCTTCTGGTGATGACCTTGGTGGTGGCGATGCACCCGCTGAGGGCGGTGACGCAGCTACTACAGATGATACCGCTGCTGAAGGTGGCGAAAAGAAGGATAACACAGCCGCAGTTAATGATGTTTCATCTGAGATAGCTGAAAAGGTTGCTAATGATACTCAGAATGATGCTGAAGCTAACGATGAGCAGGTTACTTTCTCCGATGATGAAGTAAACCCTGATTCAAATGTTGGTACTGCTGATGGTGGTCTTGATGATACTCCTGTAGAGGATGACGTTACAGGTGATGAGTCTGTTGATGGTGCTAATGATACAGCAGATGACATGCTCAATGATCTGGATAATTCTACTGGTGATACTGAAGATCTTGGTGATGAATCACTTGATGAAGAGCCTCTCGAAGAGCAGGATCCTGCCGAAGCTGTAGAGAACATCGATGACCTCTCAGTTAATGAACTCCTTAAGATGGGTACAGAGTCACTCAAGAACATGAAGGTTGGTGATCTCAAGAGTCTGATCGCTTCTGGTGATGATGAAGCTATTCAGGAGGCATTTGTTATCACTCCTAAGAATGTAAATAAGGAAGTTGATTTCAAACTTAGAGAATGCCTCGGCATTCTTAATGATAAGAATATGACAGCTGATAAGCTTCTTGGTAAGTTCAAGGTGAAGGGCCATAAGCTCAACAGACTTCTTTCCAAGGCTGCTAAGATGACAAAGGTATATTCTTCTGATGAAGTAGGCTCTATAAAGAAACTGAATACTGCTCTTGGTGAACTGCTTCTTGCTCTCCGTAAGAGAGGTGCTGAGAACTATGGTTCTGCAATCAAGGGTAAGATCAAGGACTTTAATAAGGAAGCTAAGGTAGTTGCTGCTATCGTTGAAGATAAGATGGGCAAGAATACTACTGATACAGCTGTTATGCAAGAAGCATTCCTCCTCAGTAATATAAATGATAAGATCACAAAGGCTCTTATCCCTGTTAAGGCTGATATGATGGATCTTTATGAAAAGCATCAGGCTGGTCAGCTTACTCGTGGTAGAATC